AATTATCGATATTCATACCTCTCATATAAGCAAGTGCAAAAACTTCGATAATTTCCATATCTTTTAGAGTTTCTCTTGCTTCTTTTCCAATAATTTTATTCATCAAATAATAAGAAGGAAAAATATAAGGGTCTAATTTTTCCTCAACATTTCCAGGTAAAGAGCCTAATTTTTCTTCAGCTTCAACCGCAGGTCTTACAATAATAATTTTCTCATAAGAGTTACTAGGGTCTGCCAATAAATCTAATGCGGCTTTCATTGCGATATAACTTTTACCAACACCCGCCGGACCAACACAAATTGTTATTTGGTTTTCTTTCAATAGGTCATAGTAAATTTTCTGACTTTCAGATAAAAATTTATTTTTTGTTGGTTTTTTTATTATTGAACAAATTAATTCTTTCTTGTTCTTAGGTTGGTATTGTTGTTTTTCTTCTGTTGGTTGTACGGGTTTTCTTTTAGCTCTTGATTTTTTTTCCATTTTTTATTTTTAAAGTTTATTAATCCAATAATCAATCATTTCGTTTAGCATACTTTTGAAAGTATATTTTGGTTCCCACCCTGTGATATTTTTTAATTTTGTGGAGTCTCCTTTTAAATTATTAAGTTCTTCAGGTCTCAAAAACTTTTTATCTTGTATTATATAATCTTTCCAATTCAACCCAAGATAGTCGAAAACATACTCACATAAATCTTGTACAGAGTGTGAAATTCCTGTAGAACAAACAAAGTCATCAGGTTTGTCTTGTTGTAAAATCATCCACATTGCTTCTACATAGTCTTTTGCGTGCCCCCAATCTCTTGTCGCATCTAAATTTCCTAACCTTAATTCATTTGATAACCCTTTTTTTATTCTTACCGCCTCCTTACAAACTTTGTTTGTGACAAAATTAGTTCCTCTTCTTGGTGATTCATGATTAAAAAGAATACCATTTGAAATGAACATATTATAAGAATTTCTATAGTTCCTACAGATATTATAACTAAAAACTTTCGCACATCCATACGGGGATACCGGGTTCATCGGAGTAGTTTCTCTTTGAGAACCATCAGAATCAATAGAATTACCAAACATTTCTGATGATGATGCTTGATATATTTTAATATCAGGATTAGTCATCCTTACCGACTCTAATAAATTCAAAGTTCCTAAACCCGTAACATTTGCGGTGTAAATAGGTTGGTCAAAAGAAATTCTAACATGGGATTGAGCGGCTAAGTTGTAAACTTCAACCGGGTTTACTTTTTTTATAACACTAATCAAAGATGATAAGTCAGTCAAATCTGCATAATGTAAATTCAGCTTATCATAGACATTATTTAATCTCGAGGTTTGATTTTCAGAAACAGAATTTCTTTTTAGTGTTCCATGAACTTCATATCCTTTATTTATTAATAATTCCGATAAATAAGACCCGTCTTGACCATTGATTCCTGTAATAAGAGCTATTCTATTTTCTTGCATTTTCATAATTTTCAATAAACCAACTTACCGTTTCTTTAATCCCTATTTCGATAGGTGTGAATTTGAAATTTGGTAAATATGATTTTAGTTTACTGTTGTCTGACGGTTTTCTGAATTGACCGTCAGGTTTTGACGAATCAAATTTTACTTTCCCTTTAAAGTTAAACTCTTTAACTAATAAATCAACTAATTCTTTTATACTAATTTCTTCTGAGGTTGAGAATATGATAGGTTCCAGTTCTCTATAGTTATCAATAGCCCATTCTGAAAGTTTTGCAACATCTTTAGAATATATAAACTCTCTAAGTGGTTTTCCGCTTCCCCAAACAACAAGGTCCTCATTATTTTCTTTCGCCAAATAAATCTTATGCATTAACATTGGCATAACGTGTCCATTAGTTAGAGAAAAATTATCGTTTGGTCCATAAATGTTTGTAGGTATTATTGATGAGTAATTTAAACCATATTGTTCTCTATACGCCCTGATTTGAATGTCTGTCATTCTCTTTGAATATGCGTATGCATCGTTAGACGTATGCGGAGGACCTGTATGAATTTTTTTCTCAGTTAAAGGATATTCCACTGAATCCGGAAAAACACAAGTGGATAAGAACGCTATCAAATTTTCTACACCATTTCTCCTACAAGACTCAATTACATTTGTATTAATCATTATGTTATCATAAAAAAACTCTCCTTTGTATTTCATATTCCCCCCAATACCACCTACTTTACCAGCACAATGAATGACGTGTGTAGGAGAATGAGTTTTGAAAACTTCATCAGAAATTTCAGTTTTTCTTAGGTCAAAATCACTTCCAATTTTTATATCCGCATTAATTGCGGAGCCAACCAAACCATTACCACCAGTAACAAGTAGCTTTTTCATAATTTTGTTTTTTTTGTTGTTGTGTCTTTATTCGAAGAGTATCTATGCCAATTACATTTATTAAAAAAGTTTTTCCAATAATTATATGTTTTATAGTCGTTGGGGGTGCCCCAACATATATAATTTTTAACTTCAAAAACTTTTACTTTCAACCCACTTTTTACATTTTGATTTAACACATCATCAACATAAAATTCACCATTAGTTCTAATATTTTCTTCATAGTTTTTTAGTAATCCATCTATAAAATATTTTCCCTTTCTAAAAAACATTGTGCCGATGATTGCATGAGTTTTTAATGGGTCATCATATATAAATTTTTTACAAGAAACGTGTTTGATAAAATTATCATCATCAACATCTAACCAAGCATATGCGTTAGGATTTATCTTACTTGTTTGATTATTTCTAAATGTCCAAACAATTATGTCAATTGTTTCGTCTTCCAAAAGTTTTGAATACTCTTCAGAATCATAATAAACCCCATTATCACAGGCAGAAATTAAAATTGGATTTTCTAAATTTAACTTTGTTTTATTAACACCAATTTCACAAGTGCATGCCTGACCCTGAGTTACTTCATTTATTGATATTACCTCAGTATTTTTATATGTGTTTTTTAATGTGATATCAATATTGTATTCATCAATATGTTCTTTAAGACATATGAATACGTTACTATCTGATTCCGGTAGACAGTTTACCGATTGAACTATCATTGGCAGACCATTAACATCCAAAAGGGGTTTTGGTTGGTTATAACCTTCTTCAGAGAACCTACTGCCCTTTCCTGCCATTGGTAATATTAAAGTTGTATTTTTGGGATTTTTTAATTTTGGTTGTGGATTAATGATATTTGAAAAGTAATTAGACCACCCGTTATATATTTCTAAATCATACGGGGTTCCCCACTGTAACATATTTTCAATTTCAAAAATATTAACTTTTAAACCATCTTTCACTAATAAGTTGTAAACTAAACTAACATAAAATTCACCATTTAAATTAATATCCAAATCAACTAATTCTTGGAAATATTTTTTTAAGATTTTACCGGTTTTAAAATAATAAGTTCCATTAGATGCAAATTCTTGCATTTTATTATTGGTAAATGGTTCTTTTTCTTTTATTTCTAATAACACATTATTTTCTTCTTTACAGAATGCGTAATTATCTGCACCTAACATATGAGGGTGAAATCCTTTATAACAAGCAATAGAGCCATCAAAATTACCTTTTCTACAAGTTGAAACGAATTCTTCAAAATTCCAATACGTACCATAATCACAATAACTTATAATAACTTCTTTTTCGTCATCAATGTGTTCAAATATTTTGGATACTGCATCAACCGGACCCTTTCTATTTTTATTTGACACAGAATAAATTTTACAGGTTTTTGAAATATCTTTTAATGTCTTTTCCAAATTAAAAGTTGTCATATGGTCTTCATTACAGATAAATGTGATATCTGTTAAATTAGGAAACAAATTAACTACGTGTTGAATAATTGGAATCCCATCAACTTTTATTAAAGGTTTAGGTAACTCATATCCAGCGGTTATGAACCTTTTACCAATACCTGACATTGGAATTATTAATTGTATATCTTCAACCATTTTTTAAAAATTTATAAATTTTTTAACATCACTTAAATCAATTCTTTCATCAATTACAATACCATTTATTTCTTCTCCATAAAAATCATATTTGTTTTCATCAATTTTTGTAAATTGATTTTCAACAGACCCTCCATATCCTCCGTTCAATATTAAGAAATTTTTTTCTTTAGTGGAAATACAATGTTTATGAATATTAACATTAAATGGTGATAAATAAGATGCGATAATATTTTTAGCGTTGTTTACAACATAAATTTTATATTCAATGTCATCTATAAGTGTGTTTAAATCAAATATATTTTTTTCTTTACACAATGTTAAAAATTCGTCTGTCATTGAAAATGTATCGACCCCAGAACAATTCGTAGGATGACCAATTTTAATTATTGAAATATTATCATAAGTAGGTTTTCCTTTGTTGTCTTCTAAAATTTTGTTTACATAATTTTCTTTTATATAATCCAAAGCTTCTGGTTGAATCCAATGATGAGGTCTAACACAATTAAATTTTTTAAATTTGTAATTTTTATCTAAATCAATATAAATGTATTCTAAATTGAAATATTTTTTTAAACTAATTAGTGTTTGATTGTAGTAAAAATTATCAGTATTAATAACTAATAATTTACATTTAAGATTGTTTTTTTTATAAAAATAAAGTAAGTTATAAGTATCGTCTAAATTATGTACTGGTGCAAAAGGAAAACAATCAAAAAATAAAAAAACTTCTTCGTCAATAAAAATAAACTCATTATTATTTATCAAATTATTATATCCTGATAGTATATGGTCACTATTAAATGCGGGATAATTTACAATGGTAAAATAAGATAATAGTTTATTAGATATGTTTATTATTTTGTTGTTATCATCTAAAGCGATTTGATATCTACCCCAAGTGCTACCATGGTCTGTAGTTACCCTAAATTTAACATTATCAAAACTGTGGATTTTAGTATCATCGAAATAGTCATCTACTATATTGATTTTATCTTTACCAATAACATTTATCATCTGAGACTGTGAGTTATATTTGACCCCGTTGTTATCAGTTTGAATAAAACCTTTCAGATTTTCAAAATAATCTAAAAGGTTTTGATGGAATATGACATTTTCTAAAATGTTGTTTATTTTTTTTACCATAAAATTAATTTAGATTATCACAAATAATATTACAATGTCTCCAATGGTCAGAAAAATTATTTATCGGTACAAGTCCTCTGTTACTTAGGTATGAGAAATTACCAAAATTAAAAGTTTTAAGGAGTTCTACAATATCAATCATTTTATAGTTTCCGTCGGCAACTGCACTTCCGTACTCAAATTGAATATGTTTTATATTCTTGAGTTGTTCCCCTAATCCCCTCAATACATTAATTTCATACCCTTCGACATCAATTTTCATAAAATCAATTTGTTCGATTTTATTTTCAATAATATATCCATCACATCTTTTAACTAATAAATCTATTCCACTATAATGACTCGGAGTTCTACTATAACCTATTTCTCGGTTTATAAATGACCCATGATTATCATAATATTTTAAAGTTTCTTGTTTGTCACTCAAACCAAAATTATTAAAAAAAGATTTAGTGTTTTTGTTTTCTTTTATTTTTAAGTTTTCAATATTTCTCGGTAATGGTTCAAAATAATGGACTTCACATGGAACATTTATAAAATAAGAATCATCACTAGCTCCAACATCAAATATTATTTTACATTTATCTTTTATACTTTCAAAGAACATAATTTCACCATTGGTGAAAGGATTACAATCATCAAACATAATTAAGGTTTTTTAAAAAATTTATATAATCAGTGCATATTGCGTATGGTGCTTTATTCTTATAATTAATAATATCTTCCTTATTTAAAAGAGGAATAATACAATTTTCATCTATTGTCTTAGTTAAATCGTGAACCCATAATTTTCCTGAACTTGTAATAACATAATCATCTTGAGTGTGACAAAAATATTTGAAACCACAATTCATTTTGATTAACATCAGTGCGGAATCAATATCTTTACAATGAAACCAAATATTATTTTTTCTAAGTTCCATCCATGATAATTCTATTCTATATTGTGATTCATCATGACCCAACCAAAAATCTTCGTTTATAAATCTCAAATCAACCTCCACATCGTATCCTAACGCAATTGCACAATCAATATATGACGGTCGGTTTTCTTTTTCCGGTATCGGACCATTTATATTTCCTCTATGTGATATTATTTTCATAATTCGTCTATTTGAATAGTTTTATCGTCGATAAATAAATCATAATATGGTTTGTCGACTCGCAGTTCGTGATATTTTACACCCCATGAGTCTAATTGCAACTTTGTTAAGTCATACCAATTTACTTGTTTTCTACTACCTCTAGCGGTCCAATAAACGATTGTATTACCTTCATAATATAGTTGGTTTATCTTTTGTATATTTTTGTATATGGGTTCTGCATCTTCATATTTCCTACTTTCAGGGGTAATACAAATTGTTTCATCAATATCAACATAAATTACTTTCATAATAATGATTTTCTATATATTTCTTGTTTATCATTCAACAGTTTATCTATTTGTTCATCACTTAAGAAATTCAAAGACCCCAAATTTTTTGAACAAAAAAAGATTTCTGCAGATTTTTCACAAATTTCATTTATGACCATACATTCTTCGATTGATTTACCACAAGAAATTATACCATGATTTTTTAATAAAATCAACTTAGGGAAAGTGTTTTCAGATTCAATGTATGAATTCACTTCTTTTTTAATTACATTTGTTAATTCTTCACCAGGTGTTTCATATGGTATTAAACAAGACTTTTTTCCATTGAAGATGACTTGGTCGGGGAAAATTCTTTTTTTTGAAAATTCTTCGGCGAAATTGCCACATAGGATTTTCAACGTGTTTACTGGATGAGTATGTGATACATAATTAATTTCTTCAAAACTCAATAAAAAAGTGTGAAAACTTAATTCCATACTACCTTTTTTTGAAAAATTTGTTAGTTGATTGCCTAAAAAATCAAAACCCACTAAATTTTCAATTGATGATTCTTTTAATTTAGTACCACTAGCCTTTATGTATATTGTGTTGTTTTTTTTACATGAAGCATTACCTTCCATTCCAACACAGTATTTAGATGAATGTTTTGATAATTCTATTAATTCTTCTAAATTTTTTTCTAAATCGACCATATTAGAAACCTTTTTTTACCATGAACGCCGTAGGTGCAACCCAATTGGTTGATTTTATATTATATTCAATTCCAATTTCTTTAAGAAATTTTTCAACCCCTGCACTTTCACTAAACTTATGATATTCGTATTCGTCAAACAAAATTATTCCTCCCGGAAGAATCCTATCCCAAAGATATTTTAAACTGAAATATGTTGGTCTATCCAAATCAACATCAATATAAAGTAATGATATTCTGAATCCTTGATTTTCCTCAACATATTTAGGAATACTATGTTGAACATCACCTTTAACTAATTTAAATTTATCAGAACTAATTTTGGTTTGGTTTAATCTACTCGTCACCGATTCCAATGTTAAGTCATCGGATTTGACTCTGTCATAAACCACAATCATACTATCTTTATCAATTTCACCGTCTTTTTCCAAAATTTCTTTTGCTTCGATTGTATCAAAGATGTCAAAACCAATAACTTTTTTATTAGAGTTAGGACAATAAATTTCGATAAATTTCATAAAGCTTGAAATTCCGGAACCCTTAAAAACACCGACTTCAACAATGTCACCCGGTAAATCTTTAACTTTTAAAAAATGTTCAAATCTGTGTAATAATTTACCTGTTAATTTTAAATCGTCGGAAAAGATAAAATCATTAAATTTGTCATACGTTGATTGTTGAATTTCGTTTAATTTGTTGTTATTACTTATTTCTTGTAATTTATTCATTTTTTTTTTGGTTTTATATTAATAATATGAAAAAAGATTATTTAGTAACGATTAAATTAAGTATAAAATATAATATATAATCATAATATGTATTAGTAATCAGTATTTTGTCCGAGTTGAAAATATCTATTTTTTGATATTCAAAAAACCTTATTGTGATAAAACTATCGTTTTGATAAATTAATTTGTAATTTATTTTTAATAGGTCAAAATTATTTATAATATTTGTGATATCAAAATGTTTACTAATTGATAAATCCAACATTATTAATTCCTTTTTTTCTAAATTATCAAAGTCTACTTTTTCATCTGTAAAAAATCTGACAACAATGTCGGCATTTTCTTTTTGAGGTAAAATGTATGTTTTAAAATCATATTCTCTTTTTTTTATACTATCCAATATTTTTTCAACACTGTGTCCTCTTTCTTCTTTATCTCGTTTAATTTTCCATTTCTTTTTTAATTGTTCGTCTGTATCCATAAAAATTTTCAAATCGTACACAAACGAAGAGTTTTTATCATATAAACTGTGTAATCCACACACAATCAAATTATTCGCAGGATTAATTAACTGTTTTTCGGTGAATCTACCGCTTTCGTGATTATAATCAACTTGATAAATTTCGCGCCCTAATTTTAAGTCGAAAATATCTTCACTCATTTTTGTTAAATAATTCGCATCCGGATTAAGGTGAGTAAGGTTTTCCCAATTTTTATTGTGACGTTCCCACTTATGGTATCTATCACATTCTAATGTGAAAGAGTCAAAAAAAATATTTTTTAATATTTTGCTCAAAGTGCTTTTACCTGACCCGGAGTCTCCACATATCGCAAAAACATTACATTTTGAAAGTATGAAACTATATTTAATATCTTTCAATTCATAATCAATAAAATTATTATCCAAGTATTTTTTTAAGAAAGTTTCAGATACGAATCCGTAATTTGATATTATCTCCTCAATATTCTGAAATATATCAAAATATTTATCCATCTCTATTGAATTCCCGAATGCAAATGCGTCACAGATATAATCATCTTCAGGATTTAATAATTTTGATTTATCTATTTTACTTTCAGATGGAATTATTATTTTTTTTAGGTTTAACAAATCCTCATTTTCAATATGACTTTCTAAAAAAACGTCAGGTCTATACCTAATCACTAAATCATATTTTTTATTTATAGATTTTTCATAAATTTTTTTTAGTTGATTTAGTTTATATAATTTTCCCCATTGATTTATAATATCGTTTATTTGTTTGTTCTCATGAAAAAAAACATTATCTTCTATTAAAGTCGATATTGGATTCAATAGTTTAGTTATATTTTGTATATCCTCTTTTTCGTCAATTAAATTGAGGTATTTGTCTTCTTGGTTTTCATTTTTAGTAATATGTAAAAAAGTGTCAACTATCTCGAATTTAGAGAATAATTTTTCTTTTAAATTTTTAATATTTATTTCGTAGTTTCTTAAATAACCTGAAATGAGTAAGGCGACTCTCATAGTATTTTTTCTGTAATATTTATCACATTTTGTTTTTCAATTTCTAACAAAACGTTTTTAAGTTTATTACCTCCAAATATTGACTCAAAATATAAATCATAGTTTTTTTCAATATCAATAACTTTATTTGGTATGTTTTCTATTTTTTCCCATATAATGAATTCGTGGTATGGGATTTTTTCTTTGAGGGGGGAGTCTTCGGCAATTACAATTACTCCGGACATTAGTGCCGGTAAAATTCTTAATTCTTCCGCAGTATCATGAAAATCAGTTTGATGCACGTTTATTAATATTTTTGTATTTTTATAAGCATCCGTCAAACATTCTTTTTGAAAACAGTTTTCTAAATTTTGAACCTGAATATTATTATTTATCAGATTATTATATAGGGTCGACCTTCTACCGGACCAAGCAAAAAACATGGTTATTATTTTAGACCTATTTAATTTTTCAAATTGAAAATCATACATATTACAAGAAATATGGATATTTTTACTCAAATATTTTTCAATTCTTGGATTATCCGTGATTGTCATAATATGATTGATATTTGGTAAACTGTATTCGATAATGTAATCGTAACTTTCTAAATATTCCATTTTATCAATTCTAATCACATAATTTAGGTCGTTATATTTTACCGTAGTATCGAAAAAAAAATTAGGTGAATTATATATTGATTTTTTTAGAATAGTATGTTCGATTTGTAATCCTATTTTAAGTGTTATATTTGAGTTATCGAATTTAGGGTTGTAATTTCCAAAAACCAAGTTGATGGGTTTGTTATATTCAGTTAAAAATTTTTTAAAAACATTTATACAATGAATATAATATCCCCCAACCACTAAATCGTGGTTGGGATTATAATAAATGTAACTTAAGTTTATTTTTTCGACCATATATTATTCTTTATCAACAGTATATTCATTTTTTTGTTGAACCTTTTTTATAAAAAAAGAATTAATATTTTTATCATAGGGATTTACGGTCCAACAGTCGTATTTATTTTTCAAATCTCTAATATCTCCATCGATATCGTAATTTTTATAATCGTTTAGTTCCCAAATAATTCTTGCCAAATATCTTTCCGCCGCACAACTTTCAGACCTAACGGTTTGTTTTATTTGTTTAGTTATTTCATATAATTTTGTCACATTTCTTTTACCAATTATGAAACTACTACACCAACAAAAAGTTATTTTATCTAAATTATCATTCATTCCTAATCTACCAAGTACAGAATCACAAATACCTTTGAGTTCACCGTCAGGATAATATGAGTTTATTGGACATGCTTGCACGTCGTCATTTATTAACTTATTAATATCTAGTTTTTTATTTATAATGAAGTTGTCTTGTGTCAATAAAATATAATCATATTCATTGTATAGTTCTTTTTCAACTAAGTATCTTAATCCTACTTGGTATGCCCCCATCTCGAATTTACTTTCTATATCGTTGTCTAAAAAAATAACATCATTTTTTTTATCAAGACTTTGAAAAATATCTTCTTTATATTTCGAGTTGTTGTCAACTATGATAACAAGTGGAGATTCATAATACTCAAAAATATTATTTACATAATAGTTTAAATATGATTCCCATCCTCTAAAATATTTGTGAGCAATTATAAAACAAACTTTATAATTTTGTGTGTTTAACTCTTCCATTTTTTTGAATTTTTAAGATTGTATTTATTGATTATTTTTTCGTATTCATCTTTAATATCGATATAAGATTGACCATATACAGTTGTATATGAATTATCAAAAGGTAGTAATCTTCCTGTATGTGATATATGTAAAAAAACAAAAAAATCTACACATTCAAAGTATCCACATTTCAAATTATTATGTGAATATATTTTGAAAACGTTAAATTTTTTAGAGTAGGTTTGAACTTCAAAATCTTCTATTGTTCTATAATTTTTTTGTGGAAATTTATTCATTATATCAATCAAAGATTCCTTTTTCCATATAGACGGATTTACATTATAAATGTAATTAGTTGGGTCTTCTTGACCGATTAAGTAATAATTTTCATGACTGATTGTTTCAATCTTTTCGTATTTTATTTCATTATTGGTGTTTCGAATGATTCTGTAATTTAACCCGTCTCCTTTTTTTGGTGTGTATTTTAAATCAATTCTATCGAAGTTATTATCGATTAGAAATTTTTGTAATGATTCTAAAATTTGTGTGTTATAATTTAGTAAAATATCTATATCGTGGATTAACAAAATATATTCTGAACTAACCTGTGAAAGTGATTTTGATAATCTGACCGGATAAGTATCCGAAGAATCATAAAATATTACTTTGTCAAATTTTTCATAAATTTGATTTAAGTCAAGGTCGTTTTTATCTATGAGAAGAGTTGCTTTAGTATTTTTTGATATGTAATCTGTCTGAATTTCTAATACTTCGATGTAAGAAGAATGTGAATATACTACAAAATTAATCATTGTTAAAAATCTGTTTAAATTTATTTAAATCAACTTTGAAAGTTGAGTTTAGTCCATCATCTAATTTAATACAATCTGAACAATTAACAATAGTTTTTTTATAACTACCTTCACTGTTCCACCCGGCAATGGGGGAATCATTATACTGTATTTCTAAAGTATTGTCAGATACTTCAGTTATTTCACCAATAATATTACCACATTTTACTCTCATGTATTTTTTGAAAGTTGTTTTTTCTACGTGTTCCACCTTATCAAATATATATGTTTTTATATTTGAAAATGAATATAAAAATCTTTCGTTTATTTTCAGAAAAAATGGAGAGATAATTGGGATTAATTTTGTGTCCGGATTCGAAAACAAAACATTACACAAACCACCTCCTATTGGGCCAACAATTTCCTCACAATTTTTAAATAGATTTATTTTTTCATAGGTCGATAATTTTTCTGTAAAAACTTCAACAAACCCTAATGACTCCAAAAATTGGACTAATTCATCTTCATTTTCCAACTTACGTCTGTTTGTATAATTTGTTCCCATATTGCTAACATCTCCATGTAACCAACTTCTTCTTGATATATAAATCTTTTTTGGCGTTTCAGACGAAGATTTAACTTTTTCTGATATTTTTTTGTAGAAATCATAAATTTCTATTCTTGGAGGAAGATTAGAATCTAAATCGTGAGTATATGAAGTTGAAATATATACTTCTTTATACTTTGTTTCTTTGTTAACTATAATAATTTCTGAATTTTTTATACCTAATAATTCTAAAAACTCTTCAACAAATTTGTAGAAAGAATTTTTGAAGTTATTTGGGTAATTCATTAATAATTTCAAATTTTTAATTTCTTTTTTTATCTCAAAAAAAGAAATTAAATAGGGTAAAGTGTCATAAATAAAGTGGTAATAGTTGTCAGTATTGTAGACAAAGAAAAAAACCGGGTCACGAACTTCTTTTGTAGGGTTATTAAATTTGTATTCAACCGAAGAATCTATTTTAGCATTCTTCAAAGACATTGTATTTTCTTTAATTGGTTTGTAAACGGTATTACCACTATTAATAAACATCAAATTAGGATAAAACATAGATAATCCACAAGGGACAACATCAACGACACGGTAAAAATTAATTTCTCTACCATTTTTGTCGTTCATCAAAAAATTTTTAAATAAGGGTAAATTTTCCAAAATCTTTTTTTAAAGATATTCTTTTCCGAAAGTCACTAAACTTTCGTTATAGTTTTTATGAATGAAATCCATATAACCTTTTTCAACCTCTAATCCTTCGTAAATTTTTGAATCGAATTCAATCCCTTCAATTAAACTTTCATTTATTAACTGTTCATTAAATTCTAAGTTATTAATTACCGGGTCGTATCTTGAGTTTATAAAGTCTACGGTGTGTTTATAATTAACAAACTCAAAATGTTTATACCATAATTGTTTTATGGCGTAAAATTTTTTATTAATTGCCTGTAAATGTAAAACACCGTATTCTTTGGTTGAGGATTTTGGTAAATTTACGAATGGTGTTCTTGGTGTATGGTATTTCCAAGAATTTAAATTAAGATTTCCTGTTTTATTTAGGGGTAATACAAAACTTCTAAAGTTATTTTTATATTGAGGGTCAGACCTATACTGTTTTATAGTATTATTTACACAATTATACCAGTATAAATTCAAATCGACTTCATTGAAAATTCTGATGAAATCATTGAAGTTTTTAGAAATATTAGAAGTTAACAATTCATCACAATCAATTGAAAAAACAAACTCTACTTTGTTTTCTCTGGAAGTATCAATCATCTTTTGTCTGTAATATGATTCATTAAATTTTGGTAATTTATCATTTACAATAATGTATCTATTCTTTGGTAACATTTCTTTTATTATATCCACTGAAGAATCAGTTGAATTATCGTCATAAAAAATAAACAAATCCACAGGATAGGACGACCATATTTTAAGAATGCTTGGTAACAATTTTTCCTCATTTTTCAACATTGTGTTGAATGCTGTTTTCATATTCCAAAATTTATTAATTTTCTTTTATTAAATACATCTCTGTCTGAGCTTTCATTTTTGAAATTATTCACATGGATTTCATCCCTCTTTCCATATCCATAATCAGGGTGTTCATGTTTAATAATAATTTCTTTAATGTATGTTTGTTTTCCTAAAATATTTGCAACGGACATGAACTCATTATCACACCAAACGGACTTATATTCAGGGTTATATATATATCCAAACCTATCGTAGTATTTTTTACCTAGAATTGAAAGAGTGTTTAATTTTTCTCCTTGAAATCCATCGTTAAACCATAGAACCCCATCTGTGTCCGGGTATAATTTTTTCATCTTTTCTACAATGATTTCATCATATCCTTTTACTACCGGTATCATGTCATCGGATGCTAATAATACTATATCCCAATCTTCTGTTTTGTCTAAATCTTTGTTTACCGCATCTATTTTGTTTTTTGAGTTACCATAAAAAAAAGTTAAATTATTGTAAGTATTTAAAATTTCTTTAACATCTTGACAATTCATTTCTGTATCGTCCTCATCCATAGTTATTAGAAACTTAACATCAACTTTTTTTGATAATAAGTTATCATATTTTTTTAAGGTATTCAAAAATTTATTTTTTCTATTTCTCGTTGGGAATTTAATAAGTAACTTCATAATTATATAATTTTTAAATACTCTTCTTTTATTTGTTTCGCAACATTAGATGTGTAATATTTTTCAATATCTGTTGGGGGTTCGTATTTATTCTTTTCAATTATATCTCCATTACTGTCTACTCTATAAATCCAACTTGGTTTTCCACACATCCACCCTTCTATTGTTGTTCTTCCGAGTAGTATTCCTGCGGTTTCTTTTGCGTTTTTAACATATTTTTCAACACTCCAAGTAGGTGAAAAATGTTTTACATGTGAATTCTCTAAAATAGACTGAAGATAATTTGATTTGTTTTCACCGACTAACCAAAGTTCTTGATTTGTTTCTTTAGTATATTCAATCAAATCTATAATTGTCTTTTCTCTCAAAAAATCTATTGTCCCAACAAATAAAACATAATTTTCAGATTTCACATTTTGATTGCTAAATTTTGTTTCATCAACAGGATTATATATAATCTCAATTTGATTATCAGGTATATTAAAGTTTAAAATAAAATTCTTTATTTCAGGTCTTATTGCGATGTATTTTTTAATACTTTCATGTTTGATGGGATTTTCCAACTCCATTGGCATAACTTCAGAATGAATCGTACAAATTTTATCTATATCAGGATACATTTGTAATATTCTTTCAGTAACTGGTTTATGTTGTACATGTATTATATCGTAATTAACTTCAGACACCCTATACATCGTATTTTCTTGACTTAGTTGGAACCCTTGTGGGGTATTAAGTCCCCATTTACCATCCCCCATTTTATATCCCGGAGGATTAGAAAACGGTAACACTTTGATTCCTTCTTTTTTTGCCATGTCTGTCAAAGGACCTCCAATGTCTGAAAGAACTGTAACCTCACAATTTAGTTTAATTAAGTTTTTTGCTAACTCATATACATAAAGTTCAGAACCTGTAAAAGTTTTGAAAAACAAACAAGAAAGTAAAACTTTAACTTTCCTATTAGAGTCAAAAGGTAATTTTACGGGTAAGTCATCTATAAACTTTTCCACAAAAAGAATCCTATTTTTTTCCCATTGTTCATTTGTCATACCAATTGATTTGTGGGTAATTCTTATGTTTGTAATTACACCCACTTTAACGCTTTCCAAGTGATTAGAAAACGAAAAAGAAAAATCGTAAAAATGGAATCCTTCAATTGACTCATCGAATGTTTTTTTAATTCTTTTTTTGTGAAGAGCAATAAATAATCCATCAACCATTAGAGTTTGACAAATTTCATTTTCAAATGATTCTGAATATTTTGATTCCCACTTTTTCCCTTCGCTTTCGTGGTTCACAATACCAACCATCTTTTTTCTTTCATCCCACCATCTACCACTATCCGTTAAAGATGTGGTCCCTGCTACACCTAAAATACCATAATCACTTTTTTCGAAATGTTTAACTATTTTACTATACCAAGCAGATGAATCAAAATATATATCATCGTGACATAGAACAACTATATCTGTTTCAGATTCGTTTAAGATTTCATTATAAACCTGACTTAATGATTTATCTCCGTTATTGATTTTTTCGATAACGTTTATCTTTTTAAATCCCGAACTTTTTTTCAAATACTCAATAAATTCGGGATTATGTTTTCTTGTTGAAAAACCCACTGTAATTAATTCTGACATTTTTCTTAAATTATACCTGTTGAACCAAATCCATTATCGTTTCTATCTGTTTCTTCAAAAGATTCTACTTCTGTCAAAGACACAAATTTTCCGTTGAAGACGGGACACAAAACCGCTTGAGCAATTTTCATTCCTTTTAATATTGTGAAAGGAACTTGATTTGTATTAAAAACAATCGCCTTTACTTCTCCTGTATATCCTTGGTCTATAGTCCCGGGAGTGTTTAAAATTGTTATCCCTTGAAGTAAGGATAATCCACTTTTAGGTCTCATTTGTATTTCTAATCCTTCTTCGAATTGAAACGCCAATCCGGTTCGGACCGCCGCTCTACCTAAAGCGGGTATTACAACTTTTTCTATCGAATGTAAATCAAATCCTGAATCGGACGGATAATTGTATTTTGGTGTAACGGCGTCCGGATGTAGTTTCAAAATTTTAATTTCTTTCATGCGATAAGCATTGTTTAATTCGTTTTCAAAGTCTAAACCAAAATTACTATTGATAAATTCTTCAAATTCTTTTTGATAATCCTCTTCAGAGAGTTCACCATCGTTATTTTGTAATCTTGAAAGTTGTTTTTGAATTTCTTCAAGTTTGTTTAAATCCATCATTTTTCTAAGTTTTTAAATTTTTTAATAATATCGATTAATACCTTAACATCTTTTTCGCAGTATTCTGTAATTTCCTCTAATTTATTTTCGTTCCAATATGTAAAATGAACATTTTCTCCACTAACATCTCCTTCCTTTGATGTTGGTATATCCATAGTAGAACACAATAAATCTAAAGAACCTATTGAAGTGTATGCCCCGTATTGCCAAATTTCTTTTGTATCAATTGCTTTAATTTCCCAAGGTTTTGTATCATAACTTGGAAGTATTGAAGGTGGCATAATTCCATTGATAATCATTCTTTTTGCTAGCATTGGAATATCAAAATTCTTTAAATTATGTCCACACAAATAAAAATCTAATTTACCGCACCTTTCTAAAAGTTTTTGACAATCTTTTAATAGTTGTTTTTCATCATCACCGGAAAAACTTTGTATTTTAACTTCGTCTTTGTCAGTGACAAAAGCAACACTTACACAAACAATCTTCGCAAATTCAGGAATTAGAGAGGTTCTTTTTAAAAAGATTTCATCTAATGATAATTGAGAATCTTCGGGAAACCTTTTTTGGAACCAATCAATGTATTTAATGAATTGTTTTGCAACTTGGGGATTAGTGTCTTTACAACTTTTATAATCTTTACATCCCCCAACTGTTTCAATATCTAAAAATAGAATTTTGGTAAGTGGTGTCTTAATCATTGTATTTTATTTTATGAGTGATTTGTAAAATTCGGCTCTGTTTTTTGTGACAACGTTCAAATCATATGTGTCTTTAACTGTTTCATATAATCTTTCTCCCATATCTTTAACCATATTAGGGTTTTTAACCAATTTCTCGATATATTTAGCCCAATCACTATGATTTCTGTTTTCATCGACTAACAAAGCGTTTCCATCCACAAATTTACCATTTTCTAAGCAATGTGTCAAATCAATTGTATAAGGACCTATATTTGATGCGATTAATGCTTTTTTATAGAATCCTGCTTCAATAACTTTAAGTTGGGATTTGACTCTATTAAACATATGGTTTTTAATTGGTGCCAAAGATACGTCAAATCTTGAATAATTTTTAGCGTAAGAGGTTACGGGTTTGGTCCAAACTCGAACATAACCTTCATTATTTTCATCAGAATAGATTTCGTCTTTGAATGTATCTAAGAATTTTTTATATTCGGGACTAACATTAGAATAGTTTTGTGTGAATATTTTTTCGTATTGAACCCACACAGTTTCGTGTGGTAGAATGTTTCTTTTCTTTTGTTCTCCTGTTTGTTGATTAATTTCTGTGATTGTTCCTCTCGTATCAAATCCACACAAAACAAATTGTAATTTATCTTGAAAAGATGATAGCTTACTGAATGATTGGTCCAACAATTCTAAATCATGAAGGTGAGAGGACCCACCTAACCAACCAATTCGTATTCTATCAGATTCAGGGGTTGGTTCACAAAATTGTGGTTCTTTCGGATTAATCGCGTTTGGGAAAATATAAACATTTGGATTAACCTTTTTTATTTCATCTGCAAAAATTGTGGTTGTGGTTGTTGCATAATCAGCAGCTTTAAGATTGGCAACAATTTTTTCATTTATCTTATTAGTTCTTATGATATCATGGATTGGATGTTCTTTTCCCGGCATCCAATAATCATCCAAATCACATATTGTTATGATTCCGGCTGTTTTTAGTTTTGAAATAAGATTTAATGACGCATCAAAATCAGGGGAAATACTTCTATGGAAAGCAACTATTTGATATTGTTTCCAAAAATTCATGTCGTTCATATCCGGTTCGAATATGATATCCACATGAAAATCATCACCATAAAGGTTTTGTAAAAAAACGTGAGGGTCTACAGAACGGAATTTACCAACTCCGGTTCTATCTGAAGGGACTACTAATACTTTAATTTTTGACATATATACATTTTATTTCTAAAATATAATTGTTTTTGTCAAATAAAGAAAGTAATTAAGATAATTTTTTAATTTTGGTTACTTTACCTTCGAAAACGTGCTTCCCCACTTTAAAGGTGAATTGTTCATTTGATTTTTCTGTCGATTCAACCAAAAGTCCGTTCTCTCTAAGTGCGTTGTTAACCGCCTCTTCAATCATATCTTTTATCTGTGACATGTTAAGACCTGTTGACTTAGGTGATGTTTCTTTTTTTGTTGATTCAGGGATATATTCTGACTTATTTTCTTTCATCAATCTAGTGGCTTTCTCAACTAATTCATTAGATAAAGTTGGACCTGTCATTTGTTGTGGTTGTGAAATTGGGTGTTCAATCATCAACCTTTTAATTTCGTCAGGAAGTTTTGAACTTTTTATCGCATCAATTGTTG